GGAGGGCCGCCAGGCGTTTCCCTGGTGGCCCTCCCGATTTCCATGCTATCAATATAGCACAGTAAAAAGTCCGATGACGTCCGATCTTTTATCCGCGCTTGTTTTTCTCTTTGCCGGCCATGTATTCCCCCACCAGTTTCCCCGTGCGCTTACAGGCCAGCAGGGTGTCCAGGGCGGCGTTGTAGTAGTCAAATACGCGGGACCGGCTCATGTGTACGGCCTGGGCGATCTTCTCCCAGGGCTTGCAGTCGATGTGCCGCATTTCCACCACGGTGCGCTCCATGGAGTTTTGGGGGAGTATGTCGATCATGTCCATTACGTGCAGGACCGCTTTGGCCATAGCCTCCCGCTGCTGGCCGATCCGGTCCTCCACCTCCGCGATCCGGTACACAAGGGACACCGCCCCGCCCTCTCTGGCCTGCCTCTTGGAGGTCGGCATGGTCCTGTATGCGGATCCCACGCCAGGGTCCCGAAGGTCGGCGGAAAGGGTGCGGTGGCGCTCCTCCAGTATCTGCTTTTTGGCTTTGGCGTCATGGTACTGCTGCAGGTACTCTTTGACGGCCTCCCGCTCCGGGTTCGTGCCCCTTGTTGTTCTCATTGTTACACCTCGGTTATGTCAATTCCAAAACGGTCCTTTAGCATTTTCTTTTTCATGGCATATTCCCGGGTGCGTGTCGGCCGGCTTTTTACGTCCTCCACCACCTGCCGCCCCTGGGTGCCCTCGTAGTATGTAAAATCGGCCCTGTACCGGATGGCCCGGACCCTGCGGCCCTCCGCGTCCGTGTATGCCTCCTGGAGGGTGAAGTCAACCTGCAGGCGTAGGTCCCGGATTTCCCCGCGCCGCTCCCGCTCGATCAGGAAGTCATACCGGCGGGCCTCTTTCTGGCTGTCGAACCGGAGGACAGCCCCGGAGGCCGTCACCCGTGTGGTGGGGGTGTTCCGGTACTTGTTCACCTTCTCGGGATCCTGCACGGCGGCGGCGGAGGGCACAAGCCCCCGCCGCGCCTGCTGTTCCATGTACTTTTTCACGGCCTGGGCCTGGTATTTCGGCGGAAGGTCGGAAATGTTGATGGCCATTTATGCGCCCTCACCATTCTCTCGGACTTGTTTCACCCCTCTGCGCCTCGCGGCCCGGTCGCGCTCATTTTTCAGCGCCTCGACGGTCAGGACGTAGAATGGCTGCAGGCGCCGCCACTCGGCCGCCGGCATTTCATACTGCTGTTTGGCCATAAGCGCCTCCCACAGTTGAATTGCCTTTTCTATGGCCTCTTTCCGCGCCCTCTGCCTCCGCCTTTCCCGGTACGCTTTTACGGCTCCAGCCACCAGCGCGATCCCCATGATCGCGGTTGCCGTTTCGCCTCGTGTCAGCCCGAAAAGCGTGGCCGCCACCAGATACCCGTACCACACCACACCCGTGGCAAAAAGCACCGCCACCAGGGTGGCCATGCACAGGCACACCGCCCGCAGGTATTCTTTCATGCCTTATTCCTCCGTTTCTGGTATCTCAATGTGCCGCCATGACATGGGCGGGCGTTTCAGACCAAACTCCGCCAGCGGTCTGGGTTCATCGAATTTTACCGGGTTTTCCACGATCCAGGCGCACACGCTTTTCCCCGGTCCTCCGGCGTAGTCTACCAGATCTCCCATTGGTATGCAGGCCCTCCTTTGCAGTCCGGCCATCAGGTTGGTTTTTACGTATCCCGGACAAAGGAATTTCCCCTGCACCCCTCCGGTCCCGCTTACATACACCAGTACCAGCACGGGCCACGGCTCCGGCTCTCCCGCTCCGCCCTGCGGTGCCGTCTTTCTGATCTCCATGTCCTTTTCTCCGGCCAGGATCTTCTCCCACCATTCCGGTTTCAGGCTCAAAAGCACGGCTTTCATTTTTCCTGCCCTCCCGGCACCGCGATAAAGCGGCATTTATCCGTGGCGAACTCCGCCACATAGTTCAGGGCCAGCGCGGCCAGGGAAATGTCCGCCATGAGATCGTCCGCGTCCTCTTTACCTCTCCCGTCCCTGTTTTGTGCCAGCAGGTTGCGGGCCAGCACTTTCCCCAGGTCGGTCAAATTCCTGGCCGCTTCTTGCCACCGCTCTTTCGGCAGGGATTGTCCGATTTCCACGTTGGTGATCTTTCCCATGGCTCACACCTCCCAGGGGGACGCGGAGGGCTGGAGATCCGGGAAGTGCGCCCGCAGGTTGTCCTTGTAGAAAACCGGGATCTCGTTCTCCGCGCAAAACTCCGCGATCTGGTCCACCCACTCCCGGCGCGGCGTTACCTTGTCCGGCCGGCTCCCGGTTTCGGCCCCCAGGATCACCCACTGGGGCAGGCCCTCCGCCGCGCTCATGTCCACCGGCCCCAGCAGCGGCTCCATGCTCCAGAACGTGTTGATATTTGCCCATTGCATGGGATACATGGCCGCCGCGTCCTCATTGGCCACCGTGGACCCGTACCAGAAATTTTCCGCATGGGGGAGGAGGGCCACCTGGTCCAGTTCCAGGTATCGGGCGGGGTTTTTCGTCAAAAACAAGTATCTGTGCTGGGGCGCTCTCTGGCAGGCGTCCAGCACGTCCCGGATCCATGCCGTCGGCACCCAGCGGCCGAACAGGTCCGCCATGCTGCACACAAACACGGTCCGGCCCTCCTTCTTCCGCTCCGGCTGGTCCAGCCGGTAGCGGTGCAGGGTCGGCTCGAACCCATAGGGGTACGGCGTCCCCTTGATCCTCTCCTCCAGGACATGGAGGCCGCCCACGGCGGCGCGGTCCTCCATTCTGGCGTCAAATCGGTGGGCGGTTCGTCTGGCGTAGCAGTATGGGCACCCATGGCGGCACCCGGTGACGGGGTTCCAGGACATTTCCGCCCAGTCAATTTTCGTTTCGTTCATGGTGTTTACCTCCGTTCAGTTCCAGCATTTTCTCGCGGACCAGTTTATCCACAACGTGGCCCGGCTCCCGATACCCGCACATGGCGGCCAGTCTGTCCAGGTTATAGGCGGTCTGCGCCGTCACCAGGAGAGTGACCCGCCGCAGGTTCTTTTTCTCTCTCATGGTTCCGCCTCACTTCCCGCTCCGGTCCAACCCGATCTCCTCCATGTTCATGTGCCCGCTTTTGCCTGCAGCAGTCTGGATCCCGCGCTGCACGGAAAGCAGGATCACGCCGGTGGCCGCGTCCGGCGGCACGTTCCGGTTGGCGGTCATAACCCGCCACGCGGAGGCCGCCACCGCCTCGATGGCCGCCAGTTGGTCGTGCCCCGTTCCTCTGGTGGTCACTTCCAGGCCGCCGCCTCTCTTTGTCACGCTCAAAATAACCTGGTCATTCATCGTCTGGATCCTCCTTCCACTCATTCACGATACAGCCCCGGCAGTTATAGTCCGGGCAGTAGGTGCAAATGTCCACCCCGTCCTTTGCTGCGGCCCGGATCATGGCCTCCAGGTTTGGTATGTTGATCTGCCGGTTAGGGTGGATCAGTTCCACCACCCGGCAGAGGTAGGCGGCCGCGTCCCAGTCCCCGTACACCTCCGCCGGCCCGCTCGGTTCCATCTTCTCCGGGTCCATTGGCCAGATTGCCACCGATCCGCCGGCGGGGTCCGCGTCCCACCTGGCCGTCGATTGCTCCGTGATGTTCCCATCCTTGTCCCGGCAGATCCGCCCCAGTGTGGCGGTGCCTACTCCGATCCCGATAACTCCCACGCGCTTTCCTCCGTTTCTTTCCGGTGGCTATACCGCCACCGCCTTTTCCAGTTCCTCCATGGTGCTGATCTCCTGGCTGCACCACTCCGGCAGGTTTGCCCGCACCAGGGCGGTGGCGAACGGCGGCGGGACCGCATTTCCGCACCTGGCCACCTGCTTGGTTTTTGGGTACACCGTCCCGGTATAGTCCCGCTCGATCCTGTAGTCCACCGGGAACCCGTTGGCCATATACAATTCCCTGGGTGTCAGCATACGCAGGCCAATGTCTGCCAAGAAATAGGCCGCGCCGTCGATTTCAAACAGGATCACGTCCTCCGGCCCCAGGTTATACCCGCAGTAGGTGTTTAGCAGGTCCCGGATCTCCGGCCAGTGCCCCAGTTCTGCGCCCGGCTCCGCCCGGGCCACCACGGTGGTTACGACGCCGAAGTGTCCGCCGCCGGCCGTGATGGTCTGCACCGGCTCCGACATGGGGCCGCCCAGGTTGGTTCCCTTCATTTTGACCATGTGCGTGGCCACAAGGCCCTGGTGGTCGTTCCCCAGTGTCGTGGCCGCAGGCTCTCCAGCCCTTGTCCCAATGCTGGCGCCGTGGTACTCCGTTATGTGCGCCGCCAGGACGGCCTCCCGGTCTTTCGCCGTCACCGTATGGAGCGGATCCCCAATTCCTTGGCCGTGTTGGTCGCTCCCGTAGTATTTGACCAGGCTGGCCGCCGCCAGTCCGTAGCGGTTGGAGGCGTCAATGGTCATAAGCGGGTCCGCCACGCCCTGGCCCCGTACCCTCTCCGTCTGCTCCGTGTGGTACTGGATCAGCGCCGGCGCCACCACGCACTCCTCCGCCTTGGAAACCTGGGTGTGCGTCGGCTCCGTGATTTTCCGCCCCCGCTCACCGCCGCCGGTTTGCCCTATGGCCGCCAGCGTCGGGGTGATCACCATTTGATGGCCGCCCGCTCCGCTGCTTGTGATCGTGTTCACCGGCTCCGTGATCCCTGTCCCGGTCGCGTTCTCGTTGTTGTGCATGGTCAGCGGCGCCATGACGGGGGAGGCGACGCCATACCCGTGCTTTGCCGTCACCGTCTGGAGCGGCGCGGCGGCGTCCTGCCCCCGGAAGTCACCCGCGTGGTTTACCACCACCAGGAACGGCTCCGGGTTCTTTATGGCGAACTTGTCCACGCCCCTGATCACCCGCCGCATTGTGTTGGGCCGTAGTGGCCGCTGGGCGGAAAGGCCGTATTTCTCCCGGATCTGCTCCCGCGTGTCAAAGATGGAAGGGCAGGGGAGGGTCCAGTCTATGATTTCGGCCGCGCTCCTCCACGGCTTTTTCCGCCCCTCCAGCACCTCCCGGCTGCCCGCCGGTGCGTGTGTCGGCTCCGGCCACACAATGGGCGCGCCGTCACACCTTGCCACCAGGAAAAACCGTTTCCTGGTCGTTGGCGCCCCGTAGTCCGCCGCCACCATTTCCCGCCATTCCACGGCATACCCCAGGGCCTCCAGTTGTGAAAGCCATTTGCGGAAGGTCTGTCCGGCCTTGGATTTCACCGGGTGTCCTTTCCGTACAGGCCCCCAGGTCTGGAACTCCTCCACGTTCTCCAGGATGATCACCCTGGGCCGCACGGTTCCGGCCCATCGAAGAACGATCCAGGCCAGGCCCCGTATGTTCTTGTCCACCGGCTTTCCGCCCTTTGCTTTTGAAAAATGCTTGCAATCGGGGGAGAACCACGCCAGCCCCACCGGGCGCCCCTTTGACACCTCGCGCGGGTCCACGTCCCACACGCTTGCCTGGTAATGCTCCGTAAACGGGTGGTTCGTCTTGTGCATGAGTATGGCGTCCGGGTCGTGGTTGATGGCTATGGTCACAGGCCGCCCTGTCGCCAGTTCGATCCCCGTAGACGCCCCGCCGCCGCCGGCGAAGTTGTCCACGATGATCTCCTCCAGGAGGTTGATCTGCGCCCCGCTCATTCCCTCGCCGCCTCTCTTAATGCGTTCACATACTTTTCCGCGTTTTCCTTTGCCCTGCAGTACGGGCAATTCGCGCCCCATTCTCTGCGGAAAACTCCCCCACATTTTCCACACACCAGGGTGTCGTCCACTTCTCTGGCCAATCGTTCCATGAACCCCCGCAGTTCCACGGCCCACGTTATGTATAACTCTCTGGCGTAAATGTTGGCGGCCAGTTCATCCGCCATTTCCATGGCCTCCCGTCGCGGAACCAGGATCGCGTGGTTTTCCCGCGTCCGTTTTCCCGGTTCCGCCCATCCGGCCCGTTTGGCGTCCATGTACTTCCACTCTTTTGCGCGGGCCTCTCTGTATGCCTCCACAAAGTTTTTCACCGCAGTTTCCCTCCCATCATATCCAGGTACAGGGCGCAGTCCTTCCCGATCCTCTGGCAGTACGCCCATTCCACCATGGCGCCCCGGCTCTCGCGGTAGTCCGGCAGGAACACGGCCAGATCCGCCGCGTCCACCATGGCCATGCAGATCCGCATATAGTCCACATCGTCCAGGCCGTCCGGCAGCGTGGCCGGGTTCAGGACCACGTGGCCCGCCTCCTCCAGTGCCTTGGCGGCCTCCCGGAACTTTGCCCGATACCGCCGATCCCCGGTGATCTTTCCGGCTATGTAAACTTTCATCGGCTTGCCTCCTATTCGTTGAAAACCTCGAAATATTCCTGGTATGGGTAGCCCGTCATTTCGTGCCACCCGGCCCTGCAGGTCGCCCCGTCGTCGAACTTATACAGCACCGCGCCCTTTCGCGCTTTCGGCTCCTTCCTCCAGGAGGAGGAGGAAACCACCTTGTAGGTGATCACCGGCTTGTCCATGTTTTGGGTCTTGCTGTACCGCTTTCCCCGTTTCCCGATCTCCCGGTACTTCTCCATGGTGGACCGGCTTTCCTTCATCAGGTAGGCCGCCAGTTTGGCGTGGTTCCCCCGGCGGTCCAGGGGCTTGAAACTGATACCCCCGCCGCCCCTGGGGACTTCCTCCCAGGCGTCCCCGATGATCTCCGGGTCCATCCGGCTTATGATCACGTGAATATGCGGGTTCGTCATGCGCTTGGTTTCTATCACCACCACGGCCTTGTACTTGATCCCCTTTTTCCTGCAGGCTTTCCGCAGGTTGGCCAGGAATGTGGCCTTGTCCTCCAGGATCTCCTCAAAGGTCGTGTCCTTTGCGTAGTAGTGCAGGACGGCGTGGAGATCTCGGTGGTCAAAGTTGGCGTTCAGATCCCAGCGCAGGTGTTCCTCCGCCACCCGCTCGTTGATCCGGGCTTGCCTCTCCGTGGTGGTCCCCTTGTTTGGTCCTCGCTTGACCCCCTTGGTGTGAACCCGGAAGGATTGCATTTTCCTATGTTCGACGGTCCGGCCAGCCTGCACCATCCTGTGTACGTATGGCATGGTGCCCCTCCTTTACGGGTGCTGGTCACTTTACTAATGCCTCTTACCGGCGCTTACGGGGCCGTGGCCCCGCCGAAAAATTATCCGTTGCGAACCTCCCGGGGAACTGATATAATATAAGTATCCGGGACGGTTTCGCCGTCGCTTATATCGCCACCTGCGCCGTGTTGTCAGCACCAGGCGCAGGTGGCTTTCATTTTCCTAAAAATGTATATTGTAATCAGATACCCCCCCCCCGCCAAACAGGGACATTTGCGCGGTGTGTTGCTGGAACCGCTTTTCCTGGGCCTCGAAATACTCCGGGTCGATCTCGTACCCTGTGAAGTCCAGGCCGGCGTCCCACGCGGCGATCCGGCTTGACCCGCTCCCCAGGTGTGTGTCCAGGATCCGGTCCCCGGGCTTTGCGTAGTGTTGAAAAATCCAGGCATACAGCGCCACCGGCTTTTGCGTTGGGTGTATCCTTCCGGCCTGGGCGGAGGATAGCGCCACGCGCTTGCTCGGTCTGTCAAAACTGGTCCAGGCCAGTTCAAAGGAGGCAAAGGACACTTCACTGGAAAATCCCTTGTCCCAGCAGATCCAGCACGAACTATCCGCCGCCGGGATCAGGCTCACAAAATGGTTGGCCCCGAAAATGATCTGGTTTTTTGACACCCGCACCAGTTCCGTGAAGTATTCCGGCGGCGGCGGGGCGTCGTCCCAGGTCACTTTTTTGTATTCGCTCGGCCGCTCACCCTTCCGCCGCCCCATATTGTTGCTTATCCTGATCCCATAGGGCGGATCCACCACGGCCAGGTCGAAACATTGATCCGGCATGGACCGCATGGCCTCCATGCAATCCATATTAAAGGCCCGGTTCTCCATTGGCCTGCACCTCCAGCCCCAGCCACCAGGCCGGGTTGTTCCGCTCCGCCTCATGCGGGCAGGCGTCGCAGTTCTCCGCCCTGCACTTGTCGCAGAACTCCCGGTGAAAGGCGTCGTCCCACGGACCTTCCAGGCAGGGGAGGGAACCCAGGAAAGCGCCCAGGACGGCAGGGGAGGCCGTGATCCTCTCGAACTCCGTCACGGTCAGCCCTCCTTCTTGTGCAGGTCCACGCTCTCCAGGGCCTCCCACACGGTCCGCTCCCAGTCCCACGCCCAGGTGGTTTTCCTGATTGCGCCCAGCATGACAGTTTCCCCGTCGTGGCTCCAGGCCAGCGCCCGGCCTCCAGAAATAGCGGCCGTCCCCATTTCCGCCGTGACCCGCTCCACGATGGCCAGGGCGGTGGGATCCACGCCATACGCCTGGCGGCCGTTCACCTCCTGGAATAACTGATACCCCCGGAAGGTGACGGGGACATAGGAGGCCATACTGGCCGCCTCTCCGCCCATCCACCCGGCCACGTCGTCGCTCACGATCCCGGCCATGACGGCCTGGGGTTGGTCGTCCTTCTCGATGGCCATAGCCTCGCCGTCGTCCGGGATCATGCCCATGTGTTCCACGATGATGGCCAGCGCCTTGCGTGGAAGTTTGGTCCACAGGCACCGCACGAACCACCCTTCCGTGTAGATCGTGACCTCCCCGCCCTGGTTCAGGACGGTGTACCCGCTATGTCGGTATGCTGCTTTTATGGCCTTTACCAGGCCCTTTTCCTCGATGATCACCAGCCTGTCCTCCTTTATTTAATATGTATAGGCATTTTGGCCACCGGCTCCGCCGGATCGGCGGCCCACACCTCTGCGTCCAGGATTGTCGCCCAGTCGCACCGCCACACCTCCGCCGCGTTCAGGATCGCGGCCAGGTTGGAGGTGTGGGGCACCACGATGGACCCATGGGCCGGGTGGACCACCCTGGAGCGGCCCGGGGCCTGCCAGCGGTGGAACCTGGCCCGCGCCACCGCCTCGCATCTGGTCTGCTCCCGGCTCCCCTCGTTGAAATTGAACGGTTTCAACCCAGCACCGCCTCCCAGCGGTCCATGGCCTCCATAACCTTGGCGCTGTACTCGGTGGAGGTGATACCGGCAGCCCATGCCTGGGCGGCCCCGCCCGGTCCCATGTTGTAGGCCATAAGGGCCTTTTCCGGCTCCCCATAGTTGGCCATGTGGGTCCCCAGCAGGTAGGCCCCGCAGATGATGTTACCGGCTGGCGTGGTCGGGTCCTCCCCGGTTTCTGCCTCCAGGTTGATCCAGTATGTATTCTGCGGCCCCGGGTTTAACTGCATGATCCCCACCTCTCCCACGGCGCCCACGGCGTCCATGTCGAAGTGGCTTTCCACCTCCGCCACGGCCAGGGCCAGGGTGTAGGGGCACCCGTATTCCGCGCAGGCGGTCCGCATAACGTCCTGGAGGTCGTAGGAAAGCGGGATCTCCTCGGAGAAATACCCCTGTTCCAGCAGGGCGGCCTCGATCTTCTCCGCCTCCAGCGGATCCTCCCCCAGGACGGCCGCCGGCGTGGTAATTGGCGTGACGGCCACGGGATCCGGCAGGATCGTTTCCGGTTCGTCAGCACCTACGGCCGCGCAGGCCATAGCGACGGCCCACACCACAGCCAGGACCAGGGCGGCCATGCAGGCCAGGGCGGTGATCCGGCGGCGCCGGACGATACGCCGGCGGCGCTCATTCCGGCGGCGGCTGGCCTCCCGGCGCTCCGCCTCCGCTTGCTCCTGTGCCCGCACTCTCTCCTGTTCCTGCTGCTCCCGGGCGGCGGCCCGCGCCCGTCGTCTGGCCGCCTCCGCCATTTGATCCTCCCGGCGGTGCCGGACCTCCATGGCGCCGATCCGGCGTTTCAGGTCGTCCACGTCTGCCGCCACACCCTGGTACTGCTCCATGGCCCGGCGGTACTCTTTTGCTTTTCGTTGGCTCATTTCCTGGACCCTCCCGTGAAAAATACTCGCTTGACCTCATAGGGGAGGCCATAGCGCCGGCGGCCGCACTTGTCGCAGGTGATCTTCTCGGACCGTCCGGGCAGTTGCTTGACCTCCCGATCCTTCCGGGCGGCGGTTTCCACCGCGCAGGGCTTGCAAAGAACCTTTTTCATTCCTCCTCCGCCTCCCGTTCATCCACCCAGGCCGCGCACATATCCGCCTGGTGGAGGCGCCACACCCACGGGGTGGCCTCCATGGCCGCCGAAAGGGCGCTGCCGTCACCTTTCACCGCGTTGTCATAGGCCCCCATGTGCCACCGGATGGCCAGCGCCTCCTCCGGCTCCAGGTCCATGTGCCGCTGGATCAGGTACAGACTTTTCTCACCGTGGCCCAGGGGGATGGGGTCCCGGAACGCATACGTTTGGTAGTCCTCCCAGTATCCGGTTTCCGGGTTCTCCCGCCGGCGGGTTTCGGTGTGGTAGCAGTTCACCTTGCACACGTCGTGCAGCAGGGCCAGGACGGCCACCGTTTCCTCCACGTCCTCCGCCAGCAGGTCGGAGGTGGTGGTCCCATAGGTTTCCACGCACACGATGGCCCGCAGGCGGTGGTACACGTTCAGGGAATGGTCCAGCAGGCCGCCAGGGTGCGCCCCGTGGTGCCTTGTGGAGGCGGGGGCCTCGAAAAAGTCCGTTTCCCGCTCCAGCCACGCCAGGAGGGCGTCCGCATAGTCCCGCTGTACCCGCTCGGTCCAGATCTTCAAAACTCCGCTTTTCTGTCCATGGTCTATACCTCCACACCTTGAAAGGTTTCTTTGATGGTTTTCCCGCGCACCTCGAAAGCCACGATATGGAACCGCCCCCGGGGGTGGATATAGTCCACACGGCCCCGCATGGGCCGCCGGATGGCCTTTCCGTGCGCCTCCTCGAATATGGTTTCCGGCGTCCGCACCACTTCCTGGCCGATCTCCAGCCGGGCCGGGCGCCGCCTCCGTTCGTTCATTGGTTCCTCCTATTCCGCCGGCGGAACCTCGTTCCCCCATGCGTCCCACCCCGGGGCGCGGTCCCGGGCGAACATTTCCAGCCGGGGTACGTCCCCCAGCAGTTCCACGATCCGCCGGCGCGTTTCGTCTGGTTTCTTGCTGTGCCCCTCAAAAGGGGCCTCGATCACCTGGTGGACCCGGTGGCTGTGGACCTGCTCCCGGGCCTTGAACCCCGGGGACACCCCCAGCAGGCAAACCTCCGCGTTTGCTCTGGTGTAGGCGCCCATGCCCCAAAAGTTCCCGCCGTTCTTCCGGTTCTTTTTGACCCACACGAAAGCGGCGGTTTTGTAGGTGAACCCCCACGCCTCCAGGACTTTGATCGCCTCCGCGATGTTTGGGAAAGTTGCCCACATGAAACAGGCGGCCCCCCCCCCGCAGATTTTCTTCACTGGCAATTTGCATATATCCTCGGTTGTCATGGTCTGGTAGTGCTTGGCGGCGTTTCCCCGGCTCTTGGCCGTGGTCCCGTGCTGCCGGTACTCCCATGGGGGATCCGCATAAATCACGCTGTATTCCTTATCAGGTAGCGGGAGAAAGTCCGCCATTGTCGGCACTCCTTTCTATCCGCCGGCGCTCCGCCGCCGTGGTGAACTCCTCCACCATGCCCCGCTCC